ACCTCGCCGAGGGTCGGGGTTTTTATGGTCGTTCATTCTGAGCCAAAGGTTACACAAGAGGAGCTTTCGCACTCCAGATGCTCAAAGATTGATGCTTTACTGTAAAAACGCTTATAATGCAAAAATAGCATTAACTAACAAAAAAACGCTTAAACACAAAAAAAGCATATAAGTTTGAAAGCTGTCTAAACCTTTATCTTTTAAATGAATCTTAGTTCAGACCAATTTGACCAAATAGCTAAAAAGAATTTAGCTAACATTATTCAGAAATCAGTTGATGGTAAGACACTGAGTAAAGCTGAGTTAGAATTGTTACATGAGTTAACACCAGAAACTGCTGAACAAAAGAAACTCACTCAGGTAGAATTAGCAAAAATCTTAGGGGTTAGCAGAAAGACTCTAAATAAGCTTCAACGTGAAAATGATGGGCCTAAATCAAATGATTTGGAGGAATGGCGTCAGTTTCTAACAGATAGAGCTGTTTCTAACCGTGCTCACCTTGATCATCATTTACCTGAAGAATTAGCTGAATGGAAAAAGAAACTTATTATAGCTCAAGCTGGTAAAGAAGATGCCCTATGCAAATTAAAGGAACTTCAATTAGAAAGGGAAAAAAGAGATTTAGTTCCCATGTCAGAAGCTAAAAATGCAGTTAATGAAATTCTCATTCCTTTAAAACAAAAGCTTGAAGCTTTACCTAAATCTGTGGCTATTAGTGCAAATCCTGCTGATCCAGTAATGGCAGAAATGGCTGTTGAAAAAGAAATCATTAAAATTCTAAATGAGCTATCAAATGAAAAACCTAGAAGTAGTAAAAAGAAAACCTCAAGAATTAAAAAAGCATCCGATGAATTATCGGGAGCATCCAGAAGATCAAATAGAACACCTAAAAAATAGTATTCAGAAAAACGGCTTCTACAGAAATGTTTTATTAAGTGAAGATGGCTACATTTTAGCAGGTCATGGAGTAACAAAGGCAGCTTGCAAATTAGAATTAGAAGAAATTCCTACTGTCACTATTCCGATTGCTCATGATTCTATACAGGCAAAGAAAATATTAGCTGCTGACAATGAGGTAGGTCGCTTGGCTGAAGTTGATGACAGAAGCCTAACAAATCTGCTAAAGGAAATTAATGATAATGATATAGACGGACTTTTAGGAACAGGTTTTGATGAATTAATGCTTTCTAATCTATTAATGGTTACAAGAGATTCTGATGAAATCGCTGATAAAGACGAAGCAGATCACTGGGCTGGAATGCCTGATTTTGAATCAAAAGATACTTTTAGAATGAGTATTAATTTTGAAACAGAAGAAGCTCGCAAAGAATTTAATGATAAATATGATTTGAAATGCAGAGTAAGAGAAAACGCTTGGACAACTTGGTGGCCTTATAAAGACAGGGAAGATCGCTCTTCTTTACGTTACGAGGATGAAGGTGAAGAATAATCATACTATCTATATTCCTAGCAGGGGTAGGCATGATTGCTGTTTCACAGCGCAAAACTTATCCAATGAAGGAATAGATTTTAAAATTGTTACTGAAGAATCAGAAGCAAATTTATATGCTAAACAATTTTCTGATGAAAAAATTCTAACTCTGCCTGATAAGGAGCTACAGGAATTTAAGGAAAAAAGTAAGATAACAGGATTTGATGTAGCATTTAGAAGAACTTGGATCAAAAAATATTCCGAATCCTTAGGAGAAGATAAACATTGGCAAATAGATGACAATGTTACTGAAATTAGAAAAGTTACAAAGGGCAAATCTAAAACAACTGATTTTTTAGCAGCAATAGATTGTGTAGAAACTTTTACAGGGAAATTTACAAATATTGGAATAGCAGGATTAAGACACGCTTTTTTAGCTTTTGCACAAAATAAGCCTTTTCAACTTAACCAGCAGGTTTATAGCTGCGTTTTAGTAACCAACGGAACAAGCTGTTACTGGAGGCCAGATATTATTGAGGATACAGATTTTTCTTTGCAAGTTCTGAGCAGAGGGTACTGCACTGCTCTTATTAATGCTTTTGTTTTTAATAAGCCAGTGCAAGGAACCTTGAAGGGCGGGAATTCAGATACTCAATATAGCAATAATCAGAATAAAAAAATTACAGCTAATGAATTAAAGCGAAAATGGCCAATGATTGTAAAATTAGGAAAGATTAAAGACAGTGGAAAACCTAAAGTAAGTATTAGATGGTCTAAATTTACTACAAAACTTATTGAAAAATGAAATATCCCATCTATGTGATTTCAAAAGGTAGGCATGATTGCTGTTTTACAGCCAATTTTCTTTTAAGGGATAAAGTAGATTTTAAGATAGTGGTAGAACCACAGGAAAAAATCTTATATGCTGAAAAATATGGAGAAGAAAGATTAGAAATTTTGCCTTTTAGTAATTTAGGCAAAGGCTCTATACCTGCAAGAAATTGGTGCTGGGAAAATTCTATAAAAAATGGCCATGAAAAGCATTGGATTTTAGATGATAATATGCGCGGTGTAGGCAGGTGGAATCTTGGCAAAAGAATTCCCTGCAATTCTAAATTTGCTTTTTTATCTGTTGAAGAATTTTCTGATAGGTATGAAAATTTAGCTATAACAGGATTAGATTATGAATGTTTTTGTGTAGGAAATATGGATAAGCCATTTGTTCTAAATTCAAGAGTCTATTCTTTTATGCTTATTAAAAATGATTTAGATGTAAGGTGGAGAGGTAGATATAATGAAGATACAGATTTATGCTTACAAGTTTTAGCTAAAAAACAATGCACAGCTTTATTCAGAGCTTTTTATACTCAGAAAATGAGAACAATGACCATGAAGGGCGGCAACAGCGATGTTCTTTATAAAGGTGATGGCCGTATAAAAATGTCGAGGTCATTAGAGCGTGTTTGGCCTCTTGTTACAGAAACAAAAAGAAAATTTAAAAGGCCGCAGCATAAAGTAAGAGATAATTGGAGAAAATTTGATACCAGATTGATTTTCAAAAAGGATTTCGATAAAAATAAATTGAAACAAAAAAATGAATTTGGAATGGAGTTAAAGGAAATCTCAGAAGTTAAATCACCTACTCTTAAAAAGTGGTTTGATGAAGTGAAGAAAAAGGATGATTGATTACGCTAGAAGCTTATTAATTCCTAGTGGAGCTAATTCTGTAAAAGAATGGGCTGAAAAATCTGTTTTCCTAAGCGAAAGAGTAACTGAGCAATCAGGTTTATATAGCACAGAACATTATCCCTATGTAGAAGAAATTTTAGAAAATATGCGTGACCCTCGTATCAATAAAATTTCTCTTTGCTGGGGATCGCAAACTTCTAAAACGACAAGCTTCTATATTATGCTTGGATATGTAATTGACCAGAAACCACAACCTATTTTGTGGGTTTTCCCAAATCAATTATTATGTAAAAGTTTTAGCTATGATCGTTGGATGCCTTTTTGCAAAGAATCAAAAATAATTTCAAATCATATTCCAAGAGATAAAACAGGCAATTTTGATTCTGATAAATTTACTATTCAAAAACAAGAGTTCACAAAATGCACAATGAATCTTGTTGGAGCAGGATCATCAGCTAATGTTAGGTCTTTTCCTGTTTCCGTTTTAGTTTTAGATGAGATTGATGTTATAGATGAATTTACGCGAAAAGAATGTTTAGACCGAATTAAAGGTAGAAGAAATTATAAAATTCTTCAATCATCTACTCCTGTAAAGGAATTGTCAGGAATTTGGTCTGAATATCAAGATGGAGATAGAAGGCGTTTTTATGTTCCTTGCCCTCATTGCGAAAACAAATTTTTTTATAGGCTGTTTAATAAGGAAGATAAGTTAAATCTTAAATGGGATGAAAATGCTGTCACTGAAGAAGGTGTTGATTTTGATTTAGTAAAATCAAGCACCTTTTATGTATGTGAAGAATGCGGGGCAGAATTAAATGATTTAGACAAATATCATTCTATCAGGAAAGGAGAATGGGTTGCTGGCAATTCAAAAGCAGAATCTTCTAACAGATCATATCATCTCAATTCCTTTTATTCTCCACAGATTACCTTTGGAAGAATAGCTATTGAATATCTTAAATCTAAAAAAAACGTAGAGTCAGAAATGGCTTTCTATAATGGTTGGCTTGCTGAACCTTACAGAGAATTTGAAAATACAGCTTCAGATATTAAGAAAATTAAAGAATTAGAATCTGATTATGAAAAAGGAGATTTAAAGGGAGAATTTAGATTTATTTCAGTTGATGTTCAACGTGCTAATTATTTCTATGTGATCCGTGGGTTTGATTCTGATGGAAAATCATACTTAATAGAAAATGGAATCGCATTTAATTTTGATGAATTAAATGAATTAGCAAAAGCATATAAATGCACTCAAGGAATAGTAGATACAGGTTATAGAACTCAAGAAATGTACCAAGAAATCTATGCGTCTATGCCCTTTTGGTTTGGAGCAAAAGGTATAGATAATATGACCACTTCTTATAAAATCTCGCAACTTGATCCTTTCTATCATGACCAAAGAAGAGGTAAGCGTAGAATCAATTTGATAAACATTAATAAGGAAGTTTGGCAGCAAGAAATGCTTAAAAAAAGGTCAGGCCAAACATTAGATTGGTTTCTATATAAAAATTTAGATTCTGAATATATAAAGCAAATCCTTTCAACTGATTACAGGGAAGAAGTAAACAGGAAGGGACAAAGTAAGCTACAGTGGGTAGTAGCACCTCACAAACAGGATCACTTTTGGGATTGTGAAACTTATATTCTTTGTTTAGCTCATATTTTTGGTTTAGGTGCAGGGCTTATAAGAAGGAAAAAGAAAGAAGTGAAAAAAGCTTCTAAAAAGAAAACTGAAACTGAACCAAGTATTTGGGACTAAATTATGCCTATACCCTTATTATTAGTAAGACAAGCGTTATTTAAGCATTTCACACAGAGTGGGAAAACTAAAGCTGTAGCTGGAGTTGAGGTAAATGGCTTTCAAAAGGCTATCCAAGCATTACAGAAAAATTGGAAAGGTAAAAATTGCCCTAAAAAAATGGATAAAGTTAAGGCTGGCATGGCTGGAATGGTTTTAGCCAGAATAGCAAACAATATAGGTGTTACTTCTCCTAAAGGTCAATTTAAGAAAACAATTAAACAGGGTCAGAAACATATCCAAAGAAAATTTAAATGGAGACCAATTAAACAAGGCTTTAAAGGAACAGGTCCATTGCCTAGAGGAATCCCTGCGCCATCTTATAAACACGCCCTAAAAGCTATTAAAGTTAATGGCTATTGGCATTATTATGATAGGGCCTATATTACTCAGAAAAGAGGGCAGCTTGCTATAGCTGAAAAAGCATTAGATAAAAGGAAAAAAGTAGCTTTAAGAAGAGTTGCTTCAAGTAAATCTGGATTTTTTGGGGTAGCATTAAAGCTTAAATTGCCTGTAGGTCATTTTCACGAAAGAACCCAATTAAGGCTTGCTTGGCAATCAACTGGAGCAAAATTTCAAAGATTAACTAGAGGTGTAGAAATAAAAGATGAAAAGAAAAAAGGTTATTTAATAAGAAGCACATCGAGAAATATGCTTAACCCTCATGTAAGAGGCTTAAAGCAAGTTAACGCTGCAATTAAAGGGTCAGGCACAACTATTAGAAAATTAATTAAAGAAGGTTATGCTGATTCAATGGAAGAAATAACAGGATTCCTATTTAAATCTGTTAAAAAATGAGCAATATTTTAGTTACAGGTGGTGCAGGATTTATTGGTAGCCATTTAGTAGATCGCCTAATATCAGAAGGTCACAAGGTTATTTGTGTAGATAATAAATCAGCGGTTTCTAATCATATTTTCTTTGAGAATAGAAAGGCAGAAAACCTTTGCTTTGATATTTGTAGCTCAGAATATTTAAATCTTATTTTTGAAAAATACAAATTTGATTATGTATATCATTTAGCTGCTCAGTCTAGGATACAGATTTCATTACATGATCCTTTAAAAACATCTAGAACCAACTATATAGGAACGCATAATCTATTAGAATTATCTAAAAAATATTCTGTTAAGAATTTTATTTTTAGTTCTACCTCGTCAATTTACGGAAAAACACAAACAGCAGGGCCATTGCATGAAACAAATAGGTCAGATTGTTTAACTCCATATTCTGTAAGCAAATTAGCCAGTGAGAATCTATGCAAAGTTTATGCTCAATTAGGTTTGCCTACTGTTTCTTTGAGGTATTTTAATGTTTATGGAGATAGACAGCCTTTGAGAGGCGAATACGCTACAGTTATAGGGCTTTTTCTAAAGCAAAAAGCTGAAGGAGAAAATTTAACTGTTGTAGGTGATGGAAAACAGACAAGAGATTTCACTCATGTCAGTGATGTAATAAATGCCAATATTGCTGCAAAAAATTGTCCCGAGGATTACAGAGGAGCCGTTTTTAATATTGGGTATGGTAAATCATACCCGATTATTGAAGTGGCAAAAACGATTTCTGACAAGATTTTGCACACTCCTATCAGATTTGGCGAAGCTAGGCATACTTTAGCTGATATTTCATTAGCCAAGAAAGTATTAGCATATAAACCTGAAACGAATCTCATGGATTATTTAGAAAAAAAGTAAAAAAAAATAGCTTTTTTTGTTTACAGGTAAGCGAGAGTGGTTAGTATCTACTCATGATTAATAACACTGACATGACAAACCAAATCCAAAACCTAACCGACCTCACCGAGATGGAACAAATCACCATAAAGGGAATCGCCTTAAATGAATATCAGCCTAATGGAAAACAACCCAAGCTTCTCAAGGATGGTTCTGTTGACCATACTCCTGTTTATACTGATGACCTAAATGAAATCATCAATTCTTTTGAAAATCGCAAGAGCTTATCTGGCTGTGTAAGTTCTTTGGTTAAAAAAGGATTAGTTTGGGCCGATGGCGATTGCATCGGATTCACCGAAAATGGTGAAAAATTAATTCTTGATCTGTGTTACTCAAACTAATAAATCTAAAAACCAAGGGGCTTCGGCCCCTTTTTTTAGCGAAGTGGGACAAAATACTATAGGTAGATGGCAGCAAATATATCAGTAGCAGATTTAACTACTCTGCGAGATAATCTAGTGACAGCGTACCAGACGTTGACCACGAACCCTACGAAAAGCTATCAGCTTTCTGATAGAATGTTCACTTATGAGGATCGTGCTGAGATTTGGTCTGAAATCAACAGATTAACTCGCTTAATCTGTTTGCAGACAAGTTCAACTAAAGCTTTAGGGTCGAATAGGTTAGATTTACAACAGTGGTCTTAATATGAATCTGTTTCAAAGAGCTAAAACAGCATTACAAATAGCCTTTGGCTATGATGCCATCTTAAATACTCGCTCAAGAAAAATTAGGGGTCTTGAGCCGATTCGGTCCGAAGAGATAGAAATTCAAGGATATGATCGTGAAAGGCTTATTAGCACATTGCTTAATTTCAAGCGAAATGATCCTGTAGTAAAAGCTATTTCTAGGCTAAGAAAAACAGATGTTGTTGGTTCTGGAATTTTACCTCAACCTGCTACTGGAAATGAGGATTTAGATAAGCAGATTAGTGATTTATGGCATAAATGGAGCGAATATCCTGAAATAACAAGGCAAATGGATTTCTGTGAGCTTCAACAGGAGGTCATAGATTCAACTCTTACCTTTGGCGATATTGGAGTTGTTTTTACAAAAGGTGGTTATTTACAGGTTATTGAGGGTGATAGAATTAGTAGCAGCACCTATGTTTCTTCTGAGGCTTCTAATAATAAAAATGGCGTAATTGTAGGGAAAAAAGGCCAACCTGTTTTTTATGAAATCGCAGACAGGATCAATGGAGCATTAACTAATTTCACTCAAGTTCCTGCTAAAAGTTTTTGCCTCTTTTATAAGAGGATGAGGCCAAATCAATATAGAGGAGTTCCAGAATTAGCTCCCTGTGTGAATTCATTGCAGGATATTAAAGAATATGAATCAATAGAAATGATTTCCGCAAAGGTTTCAGCCAGTTTATCTGCTGTAATTAAGCGAAATGATAGTGTCCAATTTGAATTAGCAAATAGGCTTGAAGAAAA